ATTAGGTTTTGCTAGCGCTGCCAAAAGTGTAAGCCTTTTTAGTAAAGCCTTAATTGCTAGTGGTATTGGCGCTATTATCGTGGCAGTTGGTTTACTTATTGCAAACGTTGATAAGCTTAAAAATTTAGTTAACGGAGTTTCTGCGGAACAAACTAAACTATTGCAAAAACAAACAGATTCAGTTGCTGCGGAAGAAAAAAAATTAGAAGCAATAGAAAATTCTGAAAATATTTTAAAGCAACAAGGTAAGAGCGAAAAAGAAATATTACAACTTAAAGCACAACAAACGCAAGAAGTAATAACCCAGTTAGAAGCACAGCTAGAAACACAAAAGCAAATTAAAAAATCACAAATTGAAGCTGCTGAAAGAAATAAATCTATTTTAATGGGTGTGTTACAAGCTATTACATTTCCTTTAGCAACTGTTTTAGCTACAATAGATGAGGCAGCAAGTTATTTAGGGCTTGATTCTAATCTTAGAGAGGGATTGTATGGTGGCATAGCTGAGTTAGTATTTGACCCAGAGGAAGTGGCAGAAGAGGGCGATAAAACTATTGAAGAAACAGAAAACAAATTAAACAAACTGAAAAATAGATTAGCAGGTTTTCAAAATAGTGTAACGGCCATAGAAAAAACTGAGGATGATAAAAGGAAAAAAGAAGCATTAAGCAGAAGATGATTTCCAAAAGAAATTAGAAGCTATCAGGCAAGGTGGTATAGCAACACAAGACCAAATAAGAGAAGAAGAATTAAGAAAGAACAGGGAATATTATCAACAGTTAATGAATGACGCTCTAGCTATTTATGGAGTAGGTAGTTCAGAATACTTAGCGCTTGTAAACGCTTTTAACATTAAACAAAACGAAATAAACGCTAAATACGCAAAAGCTGATGAAGTAATAACCGAAGAAACGCAGGAAGCTAAAGTAAGCGCAATAGGATATTATGCTGACGCAGCACAATCTGTAAGTGCTTTATTAGGTGAACAAACCGCAGCAGGTAAAGCATTTGCAGTAGCCAGCGCTTTAATGAATACATATTCAGCAGCCAACAAAGTTTTAACAGATGAAACAATACCTGGAACTTTTGCAAAAATCGCAGCAATGTTCACAGTCATTACAACTGGTCTTGCTAACGTTAAAAACATTATGAAAGTTAATGTGCCTGGAAGGGGTAATGGGGGTATGAAGAGTGTAGCAGCAGCAGCCCCAGCAGCACCGCAATTTAATATTGTTGGTGCAGCCCCGACTACACAATTAGCCAGTGCTATTGGAGAACAAACACAGGAACCCGTACAAGCTTATGTAGTTAGCCAAGATGTAACAACGGCTCAAAGCTTAGAGAATAACATTATACAGGGCGCTTCTTTAGGCGACTAAAATGCAAAATATTTTTAATTTAATTATATATAGATATGAAAATCATAGAACTAGTATTAGATGAAATGGATGAGCTGACTGGTATTGAAGCTATATCAGTAGTAGAAAGCCCAGCGATAGAAGAAGATTTTGTTGCATTAAAATCACAGGAAGTTAAATTAGCAGAAGTAGATAAGGAAAAACAAATACTACTCGGCGCATTATTAATACCAAATAAACCGATTTATAGAAACAACGGTATGGAAGAGTATTATATTTATTTTTCTAAAGATACAGTGCAAAAAGCTTCTCAATTATATTTAATGAAAGGCAACCAAAACAAAACCACACTAGAACATCAACATTCCTTAAACGGCCTTAGCTTAGTAGAAAGCTGGATAGTAGAAGATGATGTACACGATAAATCGCGTAAGTATGATATGGAAGTGCCAGTTGGAACTTGGATGGGTGCAGTTAAAGTAAACAACGATAAAATCTGGCAAGAGTTTGTTAAAACTGGCAAGGTAAAAGGCTTTAGTATAGAGGGTTATTTTGCGGATAAAATGGAAAGACCAAAAGACAAACAGAAAGAAAACTTTAGCGAAGAGGCTAGCGCTGAACAATTAATAGAACAAATAAAAGACTTGCTAGATGAGGCACAGGGATAGAGTTAAGAAATTTGTAACGCCAAGTCGTACAAGCCCAACAGGAAGCCGTAGAGGTTGCCTATGCCCTGACGATACTTATAATATAAAATGTTGCGATGGTTCTATACACGCACAAGGTATCGGAAGAACATAATTTTAAAATGAAAATGCAAAATAATAATTTTTAATTTATATAATGATATGAAAGCTACAGAAATGTTAAATAAAATCAAAGACGTTCTAACTGCTACGGAAGAAGTTAGTTTAGAACAATTAAAGTTAGAGAATGGCACTTTATTAGAGGCGGAGAAATTTGAAGCTGGTAACGAAGTCTTTATTTTAACTGAGGACAATAAGGTTGCTTTACCTGTTGGTGAGTACCAATTAGAATCAGGTGATTCTTTACTAGTTGAGGAAGAGGGTTTAATCGCTGACTTAGGTTACGAAAAGAAAGAGGAAGATATGGGCGATAAAGAAGAAGAAGAAAAAGAAGAAATGGAAGAAGACAAATATGTTAGTAAAGAAGAGTTTGATAAACTTAAAGCAATGGTAATGGAAATGAAAAATGGTAAAGAGGAAGCTAAAGAGGAAGAAAAAGAAGAGCTATCTGCTATACCACAAGAGGTTTCAGAAGCGTTGGCACAACCAGCAGCGGAACCAATTAAACATTCACCAGAAGTGAAAGAAACAAAAAAACCTATCTTATATTCACAAAATAAACCAAAAGGAACAATGGATAGGGTTTTAAGTGCAATTAATAATATAAATAAATAAATAATAAAAAAATGAAAAGAAACATTCAACTTGCTGATGTGGATAACTCATTAAATTCGTTAGCGACTACGTACGCTGGTGAGTTCGCGGGCCAGTACATATCGGCTGCGCTTTTAAGTGGTAACACAATTGCAAACGGAGGGATTACAATTAAGCCTAACGTAAAATACAAGGAAGTAATTAAAAAGGGTGCTTGGGGCGCTATTGTTAAAGACGCTACCTGTGACTTTGACTTAACGGCTGATGCTCTTACTTTAACTGAAAGAGTATTACAACCAGAAGAATTCCAAGTGAACTTACAGTTTTGTAAAAAAGATTTTAGGTCAGATTGGGATGCTATTGCTATAGGCATCAGTGCTTACGATAATTTAGCACCATCTTTTTCTGATTACATTATTTCACACGTTGCTGCGCAAGTAGCTGAAAAAACTGAACAAACAATTTGGCAAGGTGTTAACGCAACTGCTGGAGAGTTTGATGGTTTTGAAACTTTATTTGCTGCTGATGCTGATGTTGTTGATGTAACTGGGACAACAATAACTGCTACAAATGTTATTACTGAGATGGGTAAAGTTGTTGACGCTATTCCTAGCGCGCTTTACGGAAAAGAAGATTTATTCTTATATGTATCTCAGAACGTTGCAAGAGCTTATGTAAGAGCACTTGGTGGATTTGCTGCACAAGGTAATACAAACTTCTACAATTCTAATAATGGTGTAGATAATAAGGGTACAATGTGGTGGGCAAACGGCAACTTATCATTCGATGGCGTTTCAATCTTTGTTTGTAACGGTATGAGTGATGACGTAATGGTTGCTGCAGAGAAGTCAAATCTTTACTTTGGAACTGGTTTATTATCAGACCATAACGAAGTAAGATTAATTGATACATCTGAAACTTTAGGTGACCAAAATGTTAGAGTAATTATGCGATATACTGCTGGTGTTCAGTATGGTATCGGTTCTGACATTGTACTATATACATAATATAATGAGGGGGGCTAGCGCCCTCCTCTATTTATTAACTTAATAAATTTAAATAATATGGCGTGTTTACTAACAACGGGTAGAGGATTACCTTGCAAATCAGGGGTAGGTGGCTTAAAGCATATTTACTTTATTGATTTTGGCGGGTTAGGAACTGCTACTGATGATGGCGCTAACGAACCAGCGGATTCTGGATTCGATGGCACAATAAATGATATTTCAGGAACTCCAACCGCATATAAATATGATATTAAAGGAAATTCAAGCTTAGAAACAACTGTAAATTCCAGTAGAGAAAATGGAACTACATTTTACGAAAGCACATTGAATTTAACATTACCATACTTAGATGCTGCAACTAACCAAGAATTAAAATTATTAGCTTATGCAAGACCGCAAGTTATTGTGGAAGATTATAACGGTAATAGATTTGTTGTAGGTTTAGAGCACGGAGCTGATGTTAACGGGGGCACAATTGTATCAGGTGCTGCTATGGGTGATTTATCTGGGTTTACTTTAACTATGGTAGCTCAAGAAAAATTTCCACCACCATTTATGAATGCTACGGCGTTTGCAGAAGTAACAGTTTCAGGAAATGAAATTGTTCC